ATGGAATTAAACAAGGACAAAATCACAAAGGAATTTGTTTCGCAGGTCAATCTTATATTCACAAAGAAAAGAAATGGGATAATGAAATTCCATCAAAAGAATATTTTGATCAATTATTTCGTGTGTCAAAAAATCAAGTAATTTGGGGAGGTAATTATTTTATTGATCACTTATTCAATACACGTTGTATGTTAGTATGGGATAAAATGAATGGCACAAATCGAATATCTGATTGTGAATTAGCATGGACTTCTTTTAATACATCGGTTCGGCGATTTCAATGGCATCATTTCAGCGGAACAAATGATGATGAAAAATATAATCGTATCCATCCAACACAAAAACCGGTTGCATTATACGCATGGATATTAAATAACTACGCAAAAGAAGGTGATAAAATATTAGATACATATCTTGGATCCGGATCCATAGCCATCGCATGTCATAACCTTGGATTTGATTTGGATGGATATGAATTGGATGTGGATTATTATGAAGCAGCATCCAAGAGATTGAAAGAACACCAACGCCAATTGAAACTATTTTGATGGAGGAAATAACAATGATAAATCTATACAACCAAGATTGTTTGGAAGCGATGAAAAAGATGGATGATAATAGTTATAATTTGGCTATTGTAGATCCACCTTATGGAATCAACATGGATGGCGGTAAAATTGGAAAAGGAAAAAAAATGGAAAAAAAAAATTGGGATAATCAAACACCAACAAAGGAATATTTTAATCAATTATTTCGTGTATCAAGAAATCAAATCATTTGGGGCGGAAATTATTTTACTGATAAATTATTAGTGACAAAATCTTGGTTATATTGGGATAAAATGCAAGATGGTTTTGGTAAAACATTTTCGAGTGGTGAACTGGCATGGACCTCTTTTGATTATGTAATGAAACAAATTCGTTATAAATGGCAGGGAAATTATTGTGGTTTTGAAAAAAATATCACTATAAAAACCTCTTTTCATTATAAGAAAATACATCCAACACAAAAACCGGTTGCATTATACGCATGGATATTAAATAACTATGCGAAGGAAGGCGATAAAATATTGGATACACATCTTGGATCCGGATCCATAGCCATCGCATGTCATAATCTTGGATTTGATTTGGATGGATATGAATTGGATGTGGATTATTATGAAGCAGCATCCAAGCGATTGAAAGAACACCAACGCCAATTAAGATTATTTTGAAATATAGATTATAGTTTATAATTCTATGCATAAATGAATAATATGTTGATAATTACATACAAATATAAACTATAATCTATATTATTTTGATGGTTTGATGGTCCGTGTTTGTTGTAAATAAGCGATTCCAAGCGCTGTTGGACTAGTAACCACTTCACCCATAATTCCATTGTTTATTTGGGTTGTTTTAGGAGTACGATTTTTTTTCATATTCTTTTGGACCATACGCGCGGCGATCGCTGCAGCTCCACGGGCTACCTTAACACTGAAAAAGTTTCCGGCCGGATCCAATTGGCCAGCGCTACCCATTCTAATGGCGGCGGCGGTGGCTCTTTTTTTACTATAACCAAGATCACGCATCAACCGCGGAATTGCTTGTTGGATGGCTCGGTTTGTTGGACGGTCTGTGATGATGATTCGTTGTGGCATATCTACATTCTAACATAAAAAAAAACCATCCGTGGATGGATGGTTGATTGTTGGAAGGTTGTTTGGATTATTTTTTGATTGTGTTGAAATATGCGAAACATCCAATATATCCATCGTCATCATTAACTACTTCACAAGATTGATAAACACCAATTTTTGAATCTTGGATATAATTTATTATTTTCCACATTTCTTTTTCATCACGTGATGGATAATTTTCATCACATAGTGAGATAGAAAAATTTGTTTCACTTATATAGGTGAAATCAAAATCATCACATTTGATATTTAATTCTTTTGTGAGTAATTGAATAATTTTATTTTCTATTTGTTTGATAGTCATTGTTTTTTTCCTTTGTTGATTGGTTATAAGTATATATATAATACTCAAATCTAAGTGTCAAGTAAATCTTTACATTTATTTAAAAAAGATTAAAAAGACTAAAAAAAAACCATCCGTGGATGGATGGTTGATTGTTATTAGGTTGTTTGGATTATTTTTCTTCGTACCACTCACCATTATCAATTAATAGCTTTTTTACACCGGTTTGATCACTAACAATTAAAACACTCACATGCTTATTATAAACTCGACCTAGCCATTCATTAACCTCTTGTAAATTATTTAGATGCTCTTTATGAGATAAAGAACCATTTGAAACATTGATTTTGTAAACTGTGTAAGTATGCATTTGAAACCCCTTTTTGGTTGATTGGTTATAAGTATATATACAATACTCAAATCTATGTGTCAAGTAAATCTTTACATTTATTTAAAAAAGATTAAAAAAAATAATTATATGTAAACAAAAACGTAATTATTTGATACATTAGTCTTGTTATGTCAATAAATCATCGATTACTTATCATTAAAACAATGACTCCACAATATGTTGAAATTGCTTTGGATGGTTGTTCCTATCGTATATTGATGCGATATGGAAAACCACGGATGATTTTTGATGTATTTAATCACCAATTTGTGATGGTTCCACGTGGATTTGATATCATATCATTATTAAACTATAAGATATTTAAGCTTGTATTGGAAGGACTGATGGAAAAACCGGATGAAAAATTTGTGTATGTTGTAAAGACTACACCCGAAGATGGGAAACTGAATTGGCATGCTGATTGTCTTGATTTTGTAGAATATGTATATGGATATCCAATAAAATATTGTAAAAAAACCGATCAATATTATATCGTAGCCGATGAAGATTTGGAAATTACAACGGTGCGAAATGATGATGGAATTGTGGCCACGTTACATTTGGACGTGGATAACAACATTGAATTGGATTAGGATTGACTATGGAATTTTTGATGGCATGGTTCACAAAGAACAATCAAATCATCATCACGTTCACGGCCCAAACGTTCATAATTGTTATGATGGACATTCAATGGTTTATCGGTACAGGCGCACAATTGACATTTAAAATTTGACTTTTCCCTCATTTCACGCGCTCGTGTTTTCCAAGCATGTGACGATAAATAACTGGCATAATTTACCGGTGAATTCATCGGTGTAGATGTCCAACTATTCATCCAGGTTTCATGTTCTTTTCGGATTTTCAACGCATCACATGATGAACATGTTGTGGATGGTTTTTCATTTCGTGAACGTATGGTGGACACAAATTGACGGTTACATGTATCACATTGGATTTGAACGGGTAATGGTCCAGCAATACCATAAACGCGTTCTTTGTTTACATCAATCAATGAACCAATATCCGATGGTGACATGTCCGTTTTCCAATATAGATATCTAACAAGATCATTTCGTTCAGGTTCATCGGCTTCCACAATGAAATCGGATATCGTATCATCCAATTGTTTTTGGCTACCATCCAACATTGTTTTGGCAAATTCCATTTGATGTTTGGCGGTTTCCATCAAAAATAATGTATTGGTTATTTGATATCGTAAACCGTCCAAATTTGCTTGTTTTTGCTGTTCATATGGCTTGTATAACTCTTTACAATCACAGGGATCACTAAAACACTTATCACACTTCATTATCAAATTCCGTTGGTTTGTCGTTGGGAATGAGCGCCAAACCTTCCAACAATGTTTGGTTCAAATCCTCATCTAGTATATCACAACATTTTCGGATCGATTTAACGAAAAAACGAAGTGATGGAAGATCGGAACCATTACAATATCGGTTCATAATCCCGTGAGATATTCCAAGATAGTGACAAGCGCGTTTTTGGCTATTGTACGCGCTTGTGATCTTGGTTCGATACCAAAAAGCAAATTTGCGATATGGAAAAAACTTCATTTATGTTTCATGTTTGTATTCACGGCCAAATTTATCACGAAATAAGTATATACGATTTGTTTCAAAATTCATAGAATCAAAATAGGTTTCCATGTCTATTTCTACAATTTCTTTTTCATTTGGATCTTTATTGGTGTTTTCACGTTCTTCGATCTTCTTTTGTAGTGCTTCAATTGCTTCCAGGTGTTTCTTTTTCGCTTCCAAACGATCGCGGATCAATGATTGGTGTTCCATCGTCTTTTTGGGTATTTCTTCAATATCTTGTGTTAGATAATGAATTGGCGGTTGTTCACCTTTATATGTTTGTATCCAAATATATCTATTTTCCTCTATTATTCTAATACCATTTGACGTCCGTATTTTACATTTAACCGGCTTATTTATTACTCTTGATGTCCTTACACCTTCTTGATCTTCAAAATAGAATATTTCATTATTTTCAATCCTTCGAATCAAATCATATTCCGCAATCATATTTTTGATTTTCGTTTTTCTAGATTTTCCCTTTTCACAATCGGAACATGCCGCGTTGGTTTCATATTTGGTTGATGGTCCAGTGTGATTTTTCAACCAAAACACCATTCGTTTCAATCCATCACTACATCGAGCGCATGATTCAATGGAAGCGGTTCTAAGGGATGCCGTCCCCATGTATTCTTTCATTTGTTGGATTATTTTTCCTTGGGATGGTGGAAAATCATCGACGTTTGTTTGGATAACATGGCCAGCTGCTTTTTTTATGGATACCGGCGCCCAATTCTTAAATGATGCAATCATCATCTTTTTCATTTGGCTTTTCCAATGGAAGGTATCATGACGGCCCCAATTGACTATGAATAATCCAATCGAAAAATCGATGGCTGTGTGTATTGGGTTTTGTGGTTCTTGATCGTACATTTTTTATTCTCCTAGTCGTTCAAAAAATCCCATTCGGAATTATCATATGTATTGTTATTTATTGTATTATTATTGTTATATATTGTTTGTGCTTTGGATTTCCGGTCACTTAGTGTCTTGGATTTCCGGTCACTTAGTGTACTGGATTCCAGTGCTTTAGGTGTATTGGATCCTAGGGCACTGTATTTCAGGATTTTGGGTGTGGTTAATTCATAAATCGCCGGATTTCCTAATCGCTGTTTTACTGTTAATAATCCAAGATCTTTTAATTCTTTGATTCCGGATTGAATAACAGATCTTGATTTTTCCAAAATGTTTTCAAACGTCTTTTGGGAAATGTTATTTTTTTCCGTTCCAGTTTTACGTATCAACACCTTTTGATCTTGATATGTAATTCTTGCATGAAACACCATCCAACAATATATTTTGATGGATATTTGACGTTTCATTCGATTAAATTGTAGTAAGTCAAAATCAAACAATCTCGCATGTTGATATGATTTGTTTGATTTATTGGTTGATTGTGATATATTGTCTTTGTGCATGTTTTTCTCGCTTTATATGCATACATTTTTTTATTTGTTTTTTATATGTTATTGGATAATTTCCATGTTGATGGCTCCACTTGTTGATTGATGGAGCCATCTTTTTTTTTACCAAACAAGTGTGATTTTAATGTGTGAATATTCATAACTACCATCATCCAATCGATTACAATATTCTTTCTTTGCGCGTACCTCATACACCAAATTATCATCACGATATATTTGTGCATCACTCAAACCATCCATCAACGCTTTTAAACAATTATCCAAATCCGGTTTGGATGCATGTATCAATCCCTTGGATGGAATTTCACGGTGTTGTAATCGTTGCGGACGTGGAAAAATAAATTGGGCCCGTAATGATATAGGACGCTCGACGGTTTGGAAGTTTTCCGATTGTTCCGATAACTGAATAACTGTCGATTGAATAAAACGCTTTTTCCATTCCACATAATCTTTTGGCATAAATGAATGGCCCGATTTGGTTACGCGTGGACGTGGACATGATTTTGGTTCCATCAAATAGTAAAATTGTAGCTTATTTTTCATTGGTTTTTTCCTCCATTTGTGTTTCAAATATCAAGATCCAAAACTGGCGTGCAATTTGGATTTTTTCATCATCATCATCGGATAACAATTCGGCGATTTTCATGACATATCCAAATGTTGGGATATGGGTTCCACGTATCCAATTATAGTATGTTTGGCGTGATACACCGATATCAACACACAAATCCGTTTTCGTTTTCTGCTTCATAAATAGCAATTTCATTATATAGTGTTCTAACATTATTTTAATTCCCCCAATTCAGCGCCATATTTGACTTTTAATATTTCTTTGATTTCATTTAATGATTTTCTGCCCATGTTCTTCATTTTCAATAAATCGGTTTGTGTTAGTTTCAATAATTGATGAAGATATTCAATATTTGAATTGTGCAAACAATTTGCCGTTCTAACTGATAATTGTAGATCTTCAACCTTATCTAACAATGGAACCGGCGCGCGTTTGATTTCGTCAACGTTCCACCATTCATTGAATTTTGTAATCAATTGATCATGTTGATGTTCACCGATTTGGATGGAATGTTGGCCAATAACGATCCAACATTGATTTTTTACATCCTTCATAACCAATGATATTTGATCGGTTTTGATGTGATGGTATGAACCATCTAATGATTGTATTTTAATAAACATAATTATTTTCCTCCTTTTTGAAAATAAATCTTGACGTGTAAAGTATTTATATGTATATTGTCAATATACACTTTACAGTATAATAAAATAAACTTTACATTGCAAATAAAAAAGGAGAAAAAAATGATTGAGTATGCATGGATGATACATGGATTTATTGACAATTTCCGTCCACTTTTCCATATTTATGGTTCATTGATTACGTTATTTATTTTAGTATTGATGTTACTAGAATGGGGAAATGTTGATGATGATGAATAAAAATAAGATTGTTATAGATTGTGAAACATCCGGATTGGATCCACAAAAACATCAAATCATTGAAATATGTATAGCTACATTGGATGATAAGAATGAAATTGTGGACATTTGGACATCACGCGTCCAATTTGAATATAAACGGGCAAATCAAACCGCTTTAAAAATCAATGGATATGAAAATGAACGTGAATTGTGGAATAACGCCATTACACAATTGGAAATGTGTTTGGAATTGCGAAATAGATTGCAAGGAAAAACCATCATTGGACATAATCCAAAATTTGATATTGATTTCATATTGGAAGCATGGCGCGTAAATGGTGTATCAAGACCAAAATATGACCATCGTTTGATTGATACGATGGTTCTATGTCACTATCATCTTGATTTCCTTGGAATGTCTTTGTCATTGGATACCATCCGAAAATTCTTTGGATGGTCTTTGGATGGTTCACACACCGCTACAAAAGATGTTCATGATACCGCTAAATTGTATCGTAAACTTATGAAGGCCGGTCGGATCCATCGAATAAAATGGGTTATTTTCTATTTGATTCGACTATCAATTTGAGGCCTGATATTTGACCGTCCAATTGATTCACCTTTTGTTCCAAAACCGTGATCCGTGTTGATATATCACCGACTTTTCCCGTGATGGTTGTTAATTTGTCGGTGATGTTTTCCATTTTGGACGTTGTTTGATCCAATTTGGATGATATTTGATTGGTGATGTTTTTTCGTTCTCCATCGAGTTTTCCAACCACTTCATCATATTTTGTCCGTAGTTTTTCCTCACGTTCTTCAAACTTCAATAATTGTTGATTTTCACTTTCAACATTCATTCGTGTGATTTCATCAATCTTAACCAAAAACCGATGATTCATTTCATCCATTCTTTTTTCATTTTTATTGTCTCTATATACAAGATACGCCGCAAATAAACCCATCGCGCCGTTTTGTAGTAGTAGATCAATAAAAGTCATTTCCACATCAAATTCCGTTCTTCTTTAAAAATGCTTGGGTGATTGGAACAATCAATTCAACCACGTTTTCCGCAATAATATCTTTAATTTCCTCTCGATCAACTTTTGAATCATCGGTTCGAGCTTCTTTTACATCTTCCACAATTTTTTCCAATTGTGCTTGGAATATCACAATCAATTCCATCCAAGGTATTTTAATTTTCTTCATTATATTTTCCTGTTAAAAGTGTATATGTGAATGTTGGCCATCCACGAAATTCAATTTGTTTTCTACATAATAACATAAAATGATCGAATTCAATAGGTGACGCGAACACTTGACATCCTGCGCTGTATTTATCCACAAAAACGGATTCACGCGTTGGATTGGAACGATGGATATTTATTCCAAAAATACCTTGATCAACAACCTGTGTTTCCTCGGCTACCTCATCGCGATCCGAATCACGCCATACGCGAACCGGTAAACGCTGACATAATGCATCATATTTTCCACGGTGTTTTCCAATTTGCCATCCGCCTCTAACTTGCTGAGGACTACATAAAACTGCCGTTCCCTTTTTCCTTCCATTCAACAACCAGTATTTCCCTGGTTCGGTTGTAATCTTATACTTGTGATGTTTCCATTGGCCATGTTCTTTATAGACTAGATGCATCATATCATCAAATTTGTTAGGAACAGCGGCACCCAATGGAGTACGCACACCAATAATATTCAAGTTATAATCACCATTTTCAAAAACTCGAAAACCGGCGGATTCAACAATATCAAGAATATGGGGCCGTGTCATAATATACTCCGGTTGTTTGTTATTGGATTATCTTCAATCATCAAACTGTAATTCCATTGTTTATCCTGATATTCCTTTGAGATGATTTGACATTTGATTTGATTGAAACCGTGGATGGATGAAGTAAGGGAAACCACATCGCCCAAATAAAGATAACCATACTCAAAATCCGCTTGGATATCTACGATGTAATAACCCAATGCCCGTTGACGTAATATATTTGCGCCAATCCTTTGAACGGTGGAATAATCCGTAACAAATTCCAATTCGATTTCCTGTTTTCGTACTCCATAACGATTTTTTGAAATGGTTGTATATTGGCTATCTTTTACTGTGTAATATCCCAAATACTTATCAAAAAATCCACTATATCCATATTTTAGTGTTACCTCATTGATGATTTCATCCGATTGAATGGATGGTGATATTGGCGATGTAAGACGGCAATTTTCATCTACTTCGAAATCAAACAATGGTGTTGTATTGTTGCGAAATATCATTGGTATAATAGGCCGTAACCCATTGGGACCGTTCACAATCTCCAATGGAAGGAAGGGAATCATATTTGATTGGATGAATTGTTGAACGGTTATATCTGTGTTTATGTATCCCGTGAATTTGAATACATTGAGATATTCACGGATGGCATCAAAGGAAGGAAAATCAATATTGGCTTTAGTCAACATCAACAAATAAAGAAGTAGATCACCGGCTTTTTCCAATGGACCATCACCAAATGGATTTGGGAAACCACCGCCATTTGTCCATCGTATCCAATAATATGGATTTCCAGCGTTTTCGGATGTGCTTTGATTTCCTTCAATCGCTGTTGTAACGGTCAAAACACTGATTTCATTTCCAAGTAGATCAAATGATTGTGATACATTGATGGATTGGGTATTGTGTGCAAAATCAACCACTTCCACCGAAGCAGCTACAACCGGATGACCGGCAATCATTAATTCAAAAACACCACCAACGGAATTTTGTTCATTGTTTAAATATGCCGGCGTACAATAGATATCACTGTTAAAGATTCCACCGGTTGATGTGGTTTGTGGTATGTCATGACCTGGTGAACCAATAATGAATGGGTAGACCTTACCAATCGCCGTTGAATCATTTGGATCCACAAATGTTTCATATGATATTTTTTTTTCCGGTCCTACAATTTGAATGATTTGATCATCCGTTTCATTCTCGATGGAAAACGCCACATAACCAACCGGTTGATCAATATGTCCAAACACGGATTGTTTGATTTTTCCCTTCATTATCACAATTCGTTGTTCGTATACTTGCACGGGTTGAAAATCTTGTATCAGTATATATGATACTTCAACCGTGGATTCATCCAATATATTTCCTTGGAATATCTGTTGTGATACGTTGATATTATCAAAATATACTTCCATTGGAATACTATTTGATTCAGCGTTGAAACCTAATATGGAGGATTCCAAGCGAAATGATGGATCATCAATGGCACCGTGAAATGATATAACCTCACCACCATCCGTTTCAATGTCAATTGGCATTGTGGAAAAATTGAACAATGATCCATTCCAATCGATTTCCATTAGAAAAACAATATCGGATCCAAGCAATTCAATATAAGATGATGACAATTTCATTATGTTATTTCTCGTATCTCAATTTGCGATATTCTGAAACATTCATCATCATTTTCATCACCAATAACATGATCAATGGAAATATCCGATGTTGTAATTCCATAAATGAAATCTTGATATCGGTTAAATTTTCGGGATGTGGAACCGGCTTCAATCGCTGGTAGATAAACAACCGGTTTTCCGGCTCCATCCAAATATGTATATAATCCCATCAAACTATATGGAACATCCCCAAAATTAGCAATATCATAAACCGATGTATTATTCAATGTGTTGTATACATCACCGGTGAATGATGCATCAAATAATGATGTTTGATCAACTGGATCGGACCATGTTATTCTTGCGGTTCTATGTCCAACACTTCTAACACGTGTTTTGATTTGATTGTCCGGTGTTTCAATAATATCCGTGTTTGATTGATAGGTTATCGATCTACCTCTACCATATTGAGGCGCAAAAATGAACATCGAACCGTGAATGATTTGACCTATTTCAAAATATTGTTCTACGGTATCTTGTGCCGGAATTGTAATTCTCCATCTTGATGAAGATAAAACGGAATGTATGATTGTAAAATTCTTAGAAAAAACTTTGAATGTTCCGGTGGTTGGTTCCGTGTTATCAATCCCATCCAACACAAACACGGCCGGTTTTCCATCCGCGGATCCCATCACACCGGATGAATTTGATATTATTTTTCTCACTTTGTTTGTAGCGCCGGAATTCAATAAACACATACATCCTTCAAATTCATTTTCAAATGCATAAAAATAGCCACCGCCAGCCGTTTGACTTCTAACCGTGGAACCGGCCCGTGATAAATTACAAACCAATCCATCGGATAAATCCATTGTACCCAATGAAACAAATGAGCCATATTGCTCATATTCCAATGTAAATGATTGGAAGTTACATCCAAGTAGTGTAACGGCGCCCATGTTATTTGTAGCTACATCGGTCACTGTATCATTTCCATATGTAAACCATACAATGGTTTGTGATGTTGTATTGGTTGACCTCCATTTGATTCTTGGTGATGTATTGACATCAAATATAACGCGTTCCAATGGATGATCATATTGTTTGATAATTTGGTATTTGTCACCAATTCGCGCTGGGCCATCGATGGTTGATATACTACATCCACCGTTCACGTATTGTTTTAAACCGTTTGATGGATATGGATAACCAATCAATGGTGGAATCGTTGAAAATCCATCGGTAATAATACCAACATGGAATTCATACCATTTTGATGTTATGGATGATGTGGCTGTTGTTATATGTCCCCATTTTATCGTATTTTCTGCACCGGTTGACGCTACACTTGTTACGGATGATTCAACAATTTTATTCCAGTTTTTCCGGTTACGATACACATCATAATTGATCCAAACAATGATATTTGAACCGGTGTATGATATCAACATTTCAAATTGTTGTGATGAATGACCGGATGAATTACCCAATGATGAAGATCCACCGACATCAAAAACATCAATTGCGTTTGTATCAATCCGGATTTCAACAACATAACGATTTGAACCACTATCATATATCAATTCCACACCACGTTCCGTTGATGCATTGGAACCGCCCAAAACCGGTTTGACGCGGAAACGGATGATGGATGTGGATCCAAAATTGGTATCGGTATAATAAACTTTTGATCCGGTGTTTCCGGTAATTGTATATTCACCGTCTTGAATTATATCCGTTACGGATCCACTAGCGGTTCGTGTATATAATCCGGTGTTATGTGGTTCATCAAATGGGAACCATGTATTCCTAAATGATTGGATATCAAATTGATTTGTTTTAATACCAGTATCCGTTTTTACTTCCAATGATACCGTGGAAGCGGTATTATAATATATTACATGAACACTATTATCATCGGGGCCGGGGTTGGCTATATGACTTGAAAATAATCCACTTCTACCATCAACATAACGCGCATGAATATCAATCAATGAGGTTTGTGTATCTTGATGATCTATCAAATATGATTGTGTAGCTTGTTGAAAATTATCCAACTCACCATCCACGGAAAAATAAATGATTGTAGATAATATTGTGGTTCCACTTGTCACGCGTAATCTTGATAAAACATGTTTTTCACCATTTGGCATTTCATACGATGTACATTCACCGTTTTGTAATAAATTGGAAACCAAACGACATGTGGCCAATGCTGAAGATCCACCGCCTGAATAATCAATAACATTGTGATAATCATTTCCGGATATTTGATCAATGATGGATGATCCACCATCGGAAAATGAAAGAATGGAAACAAAATCCGGATCACGGATCCACGTAAAAATGAAATCTCCATTGATATCGGTGTATAAATCAGGTTGATATATATATTCATCACTGGATGTCGATTCATCAATCAATGAAAAGGACATTCCACCATTGATTGAAAGATATTGTTGGATACGATTCCGGTTTGTTTCAAGTGATGAATGCCAATAATACGAAAGAATCAAAATCAATTGTCCACGTGAATATGACATTCTTATTTTCTGCGGTAATTTTTCCAAAACATTGATTTTTTGTGGTAGCGCTCCAACACTCACCAAATCCCAATCTTCACCATCATCCGTTGATCGATACAATGATATGTTGTAAAAATCATTATCATCGTATTGTATAACCGCCAATAAGATGGAACGATCATCCATTAAAACCATCGATGGACAAATGATTTCCGTAGATGCTACACTGTTTGATATTTCCACGGTTAATTTATTTGTCCACGTGGATGTGGTGTCATTGTTCAAACACTTATCAACCAATAAAAATTTGTTATTGGATCCGGAATATCTTTGATATGCTACAAGTTTATCACCGGTTTCCAATGGAAGGAAATATGGATCATTATATTGTTCCGTTGCTTCCGCGGCTATCATTTCAAATCCGGATAATCCATTTCTACCAAATTGGGCATATTGGATCGATTCACCGGTTTGGTAAAATTTGAACATCGGCGGATTGGAAACATTGCCAGGTGTTCCACCGCGGATTGATTCAATGGTGATATCTTCAAAATCATTTTGATCACCAAATGCAGATATTGACATATCATTTGATGTTAGATTTTTCGGGCTTCCACACCTTCCACCGGATTGTGTGGCGGTTGTGGATGTGGAATCAATTGATGATGGTTGAAATGGTGACGGCACCAAAAAACCACGGAAATATTCTTGTGTTTTCAATCCCATGTTAATACCTACCTGATGCGCGTTTGGATCCAAAACGACCACGTTTTTCATTCGCTGATAAGAAACGATCGAAATGTTTGAATGGTTGAATCACTACAACATTTGATTGTGATGTGTTTTGTAAATCTCTGATACCCTGTTCCCCCCCCAATCTTTGTACGGTTGAACGGTCCAAAACCGCTTCTCCTGACAATAATTGCGCTTGGGTTTGATCCGGCGCCAATGGATCTGATTGTCCAACCATACCACCAACATCAAATTTTGGCGGTGGTTGTGATTGTACGGCCGCCAATTCCAATCCGGCTTTTCCGGCTGCCAATGCCGCAATCCCAACCGAAGCGGGAAAAGGGAAATCAGCAAAGGCGCGCGCGCTCGCTTGGGACATATCCATCAATATCGCCGCTACGGATGCCGCTTGTTTCATTCGAAACGCTTTCATCATTTGGTTTTGGATACTGGTTTGATATGCCTTTTCTATATCTTCTCGACGTTTGGCGGATTCCTCGGCGGTGATGGTTCCGGCTTTTTCCAATTTCATAATGTTTTCAATAGCTGCATCACGATTTTGGACAAAATGATTCACAGTTTGATCTTGGATTTCCATAAATGCCGATGATATTCCACCAACCAATGATGTAACTTCATTGAAATAGTTTTGAATACTTTCCATCCGTTTGGCGGCCATTTCATCAATCGCTTGACTATCAATTTCTACAATATCACGTTGTAATTTCTTTTCGGATTGGAAACGGGCCTCATTGGCGTTTTCAATGGTTTGTTGGAATTCATGCAACATACCAACACGGCGTTGGTTATATTCTTCCTCGTTGATGGTTCCATCATCCAACGCTTGTTTCAATTCTTTGGATCGTTCCATTCTTGATTTTTGTTCAGCCAAAACTATTTCATCAATCATATTCAATCGTTTTTGATGATTTTGTTTCACTACTTCAATATCATCCAATTCACCTTGGAATAATTCAATGGACATTTCGCGTAATTTGGATTGTGCAAAAAACATTTGTTGTAATACATCCAAATCATCCTTTCGAACTTCCATTAATTGTTTGATTTGTTTGATTTTTTCATCATTTTCTTTTGATTGTCTTTTGTGATTCCGTGTTTGGCTTTTTGAATCATCATCATTTTGATTTCGTATAAGATTTCGGGCCCGTCTCAATGATGATAATTCTTCCTCTACATCATCAATAATATGTACAAAATTGGAAATCACATCACCGGCCGCAATGAATGATTGATGGATTTCATCACCGGCGCCGGAAAAATCACCGGACAACGCCAAATGAATCGCGTTAATTTGATGAATCAATCCTTTGATGGGTAATGATAGTGCTTCAAATGTTGCAATGAATATATGTTTGAATGATATGATAAATCCGGTTGTTTCATCAATGGCGGATGTTAATCCATTGGTTCCAGTAATGGACATTAATATATCTTCCATGGCACCGGTTCCAACCGTACCCAAATCAGCCATCGCCCGTTGAAAATCCGCCGCTTGTTTTACGGCCTCCGGTCCTACATCCACACCAAATTCACGTCCTAATGAAACAAATTCATCCAAGGCACCAACCGCACCGGATTGGGCAAATATCGCGCCCGATTCCCCAAACATTTTCATCAATAGACTATTTCTTTCCAAATCGGATTCCATATCACCCAATGATGACATCATTTCCCTAAATACTGTATCGGCATCTTTCAAATTGCCATTGGTATCATTGATTTGAACGCCCATCTTATCAAACAATTCAATTGCGTTTTTATTTTGATTATTTGCTTCCACCATAAAGAATTGTAGTTTTTGCAATGGACCAATAAATTGTTCAAATGCCAATCCGGATCCTTCAGCGGCTATTTTCAAACCTTGTAGTGTTTCCGCGGCGATTCCGGTTTTGGTGGATGTGTCCACCAAATCATTGGTGGCATCGGCTACTTGTTGACCAAATGCCAATAATGCAACACCGGCGCCGGCTATCGCCATTCCAGCATTTTGGGCGCCTTTTGCCATTCCGGAAAACTTTTGTTGGAATGATTTTGCGCTTTTTGTACTTGCTTTTTCAAACTGTTTTAATTCTTTTTCTACCTCATTTATGGCTTTTTTCATTTGATCTTCAGTGATACCCGGAATACGTTTCAAAGCACGTTCCAACGCGCCGATATTCGCTGTATAACTTATTTCAATCGTCTTGTTTACGTCAGCCATTACGCAATCCTCCTAACGATTTTCAAATATTCATTGGCCATTTTTTCCGCAACATTTTGCGCTTGTTTTTTCATTGGATCAAATAAGAGTTTTGAAAAAGCATGTTGACCTTGTCCCAATGGAACCAAACGATTATCCTTTGTTTCGGATAAAAATTCTTTTGATGTTCGAATCATAAAAACATATTGTGCATTGTTATTAATACTGACTTTCAATCCAATATTTCCACCGGTGATAACCTTCTTTGATTGAATAAAGAACATGTCACGTGAATGTGGTTTGTTGGCGATTGATTTGGATCTTCGATGGTTGTATGGCCAATTGCGTTTTGTGTTGTTTAAAATCGGAACCAACGCCATTTTCATTTCGATTTCCAACGGTCTTAACAAATCATTCAAACCATCTTCAAATATTTCCAATGCTGCGGAATTTGATTTGATGGTGTGATCGGATGATGTTTTGATTTCAAATCCCATTGGATCCCTTTCTAATGTATTTTTCGCGTTTTTTCAAAAATCGTTCTTTTTTCAATCGGTTTTTTCTTTTCTGAATATTCTTTGGATCCATTCTTGACAATCGATAATGGGCTATCAAATCTATTTGTATTTCTTTATCTTGATTTATAAACCATCCCGGCGTTTTATTCCAATCCTTTTCAATGTCCAATATTATTCTTTGGATGGATCCACGGGATCCGATGAAAAATTTTCCCTTTCTTCGACCTCATCATTGGATGGTATTTTGGAACCGGCTAAAACCAAACATTTGGAACCGGCTGTGATTATATCACCCAATGGAACATTGTTTTGAAGTAGCCAATCTTGCATGGTGGCTCCATACATCATTGGATCACAATCTAGTGATGAATATTTTGGTGGATGGATTGATGGACATAAAACACCGATTGACGCCGCCGCCAATCTTCCAAATCGCGCACGATTGCCATTTGTGGATGATTGTTCAAACACAATATCCAATAATATGGAAATGCTTTTTGGATATTCAATGTCCACCATTCCGAATTTTCCGAGTTTAATTTGTTGTTCTTGCATGTTTCCTCCTTTGCAAGTTAGATATTATTACGGTGTATAGGTAGATCTAACAATACCACCATAACATTCACCTGTTAGACTGATTGAATCCGGATCACCTTCTGAAACTTGATATGTTAGTAAACATTTGGATAATGTGGCACGATGTCCAACAACTTCGGCACCAACTGAAGTTTTATCCACATCAAAATCAATATCAACCAAATATTGTTCATATCCATTTCCACCGGTTGAAACATAAGCGGCGGCGTTTCCGGTTCTCATGATGAAATCAATGATGGAATCCGATGACGCGTTGGTTAATTCTCGTAGATGAACAGTAAATGAAAATGATAAAACTGGATCATCGGCACGGCGCAAACCAACAATGGTTCCACGGTCACGAATTACCACACGGTCGGCTTTTTCTTCGGTATAAGTGAAATCGCCATTCTCATATGCGACTACATACGCGTTTGGTGTTGGTGTTGTTCCATCTTTGATATATATTTTTCCATCGCGCCTAACCGCGACACTGGTAGATTCAGCCATGTTTGACTCCTTAATTTATTGGTAGATAATGATATGCATCGTAAAACGATGATGAAAAATAGTATTCGCCACTGTCCGAAATTTCGCGTTGTGCATTGATAAATCGGAAATGGGTATTGTTATATAGATCCGTGTCGGTACGGTCCAAAATTGCTTTGATTATGGATTGTTCTTTGTTCAAAAGGTTATCATAATCGGCATTTTGTGACAACGGCCTAACACGATACGAAAAACGGACTTCAATTTGTGTTGTACATTCCACACCTTCCAATGGTCGTTGACGACCTGACATGGCGGATGTAGCATTGGCACCAACCGCAAACGCCAAATGAGCCACGGTTTGTTGTGTTTTTCCAAACATCAAAATTGGAAATGTAGAACGACGAAAACCACCGCCGGATATTCCGGTTACGGCATCGGCTACATTATCCTGTATATTTGAAACACTGATTGTTGACATTATCTCATCCTACGACGATAAAACGCCCGTGGTGGATCGGATAAATAGATTTGTGAAACACCACCGGTTCGATCATATGGATCATCCATAACGCCATCCTCATCTTCATCATAACGAAAATTCATTGATGAAAATGATCTTTCAAACGCTCGTTCATGTTCACGTGCCAAATCCAAATAACGTCCTTCACTTTGTCCCAATGCGGAATGAAGCGCCCGCCAAATAATCGACAAACAAAGGTTCAAATGTGGTTCACGTAGAGCATGGGGATCCATAATCAAATATGGTAATCGTCCAGCTATTCGAATTCTATTCAACACTTGAAACCAAGATTCGTCAATCCACTTTTGCCAGGATGTTTCCGTGGTTGGAAGCAAATTAGCCAAATCCGGATATAATGTTGTCAGATCAATATCCGATATTACTGGATATATCGGTGATAAACAAATATAAGCGGGCCGTTTAAAAGTGTATTGTGTTGAACCAATTGTGATTTTCCACGTTTCCATCCATCCTTCGGATAATGTTGTGGTTTCGGGTACCTGTGACGCTGCTATGGTGTATTGTGCCGAACTACTAACCTTATTCACCAATACATCTTGTAAAATGTATTTTCCGGTTTGATCTTGTAGAGAATACAAACCGGATGTGAAATCAATCTTTGCACCATCACGGTACACATCCAAGGAAACCAATTGTGTTTTGGCTCTTTGGATCAATTGTGGCGCTCTGATACGTGGCGCGTATGGTGTTGATAATTCGGGCATGATTCATCCAATTACGCTTTGATAACTACAAACCAATTTGAACCATCGGAAACACACAAACATCCTTCACCGGCGGCGGCTAATGTTGTTTTGGTGGCTCCATTGTGATCGTTCACATTACAATCCTGTGATGATGCTGCATCGGTTGATATCGCGAAATATGCGCCGTCTTTTGGAGATGGTAATTTTACCGTCCTAGCCGATACACCGTTGGATGTTATGATTTGATACATTGAATCTTTATATGTCAAATCTTTATTGGTTGATGTTAATGTTTCAACATTCACACCATTTTTGTATTGAAAATGTCTAGCGACTTTAAAAGCTTGACTTGAATTATAACTGGCCATTACTATATCCTGGGTTTGTGGGTAGATATTCTCTATTTCTTTTTAGAGTCATGACGATTGGCGATTTTTTCCGCGGTTTGTCTTGCCTCCGAATAATTGATTTTTGGATTTTGTTTGATAATACGTTTGGCCATATTTTGAACGGCTTGATATTTTTTATCATATTCTGTTTTTTTCATGCTTTCTTCTTCGTTGTTTTGGAAACGGGTTTTTTCTTATTATACAACATGTCTTTCGCTTTTTTCATGTTTTCCAATTTCTTTTCCTCTATTTCGATTTGTTTTTGGACATGTGGAATGTGTCCACGTTGCGCGTTTCGTTCTATTCTTCTCTCTTGACGATCAATAAACACATCCAACACATCCACATCCGGTTGTGGAAGGACACCATCATCCAATAATTGTTTCCTCCATTCATCAAACGCGACGTGATCAAAATTCCATATGACACGATTTCCAATCACTTTTGGCATAGCCCAAATTTCCTTGTAAATAAATCCACCAAATCGAGATGGAAACCTTTGTTGATATCCAAATTCAAGATCCAATATTTCAAATCCATTATCCATCATTTGAACACGGGCCATTGTACTATCCGCGCCACGTCCGTTTTGAACCATTCTAACGGCATTACAGCCCGCCAAATCCTTCAATTGACGAAACGTTGGTAACCAATAATATTCACCATCCGCCATCAAAACACATTCCCAACATGACATTGGATGATGCATCAACCAAAACGGATGATTTGGTTTTTCGGGTATTGCGGTTTGTTTGGTGGCTTGGTAGCCGGTCCATGGTTGATTTTGCATGTTTCCTCCTTGCAAAAGTTAAAAATAAATAAATCGGATAGGCCCCAACCATAAAAAGATGGCTGGGGAAAAGGAGGATATCCCCCAACCGATCCGATAAAATATCAGATATTACGCGTCTGTTTCAATAAGAACACCACGCGCCTGTTCTACGATACCAGCGCCACAATAAGCGGTTCCAATAATCTCAGTTAGACCTTTAGAAGCGTCACGTTGATATTCAACAACAATTGGTGTTCCCGCCGGTCTAACTTCACCGCCAGCGCCAACCATTGGCGCCGGTGTTCCGATTGCGTATGCAATTGCACCACTTGAGAACATCGCACCTTGTTTGTTTCCACCGGCCTCAACAACATAAGACGATTTATGTATTTGAACACCTAGGAAATCACCAATATATCCTTGTCCTAGCATTTTCAACATGTCATGTGATGCCGGATTGAAAGCGATGGCGTTGGCTGCCTCATTTCGAATACTTGCTTGTAAATCAGCCACCTGACGGGGATGTAGTACAGCAAATATTTGGTTTGGGTTATTTGCCAATTCCAATTGAAAAACTGCGTCTAGAAAATCATCAATGGACATATCAACACCGGTTGATCCAACACTGGTTGTAAATGAACCAAATGTAGCTGTTGTCAATTCCATAAAACGCGCCTCAAACGCTCCAACCATCGATTCCGCTAATCTAAACGGTGAGATATCCGCGCCAAGGCCGGACAAATTCGCCAAATCGGTCATATCATATCGTAGTGCTTGACGTGCTACGGTGATTGTAGCGGTTGATGCTTCTAATTGTGATGCGCCTACTTCGGCACCATCGGAAGCGTTGGCCATCGCTGCGTAACCATCCAAACCGGCAAAACGTAATGTGATCGCATCGGATCCAATGGAAGCAACATCACCGGCAAACAATAAAGCACCGGATTGTCTAATTGATGCATTGTCGGCCAAAAGTGCGCGTACTTCCGCCTCTATCATAGCAGCCAAACGGAGTCCGGAGGTTTCCAAACCGGAATAATCTAAATCTATAAGAGCCATTTTTTTTATACCTCAAAATGTAAAATGTGAAAAAGTGAAAAAATAAATCCGTGGTTTTCACTGTTAACCGGTGTGACCGTGTCCACATATATAATATATTATGATATATTACCACAATATGATATCATGATATCAAAAAAATAACCCATTACAAAGGAAAAAAAATGGCTACAAATCTAACATCCGCAAATTCATTTCCATATATCTATGTTGTTTCCGTTGGAACTACCTGGAACGAAATCCAACTTCCAACGGGCGCCAAACGTGTCACCATCGGCGCATCGGCTGCTTTATATGTTGGGCAAAATGGCGCTTCTGATTCCGGTGCGGTTGGTACACACAAAGCGTTTGTGACATCCAATAATTATTTGGAATTGGAATTGAAAAACGATACACAAAGAGCCACATCAATTTTTGTAGCTGCCCAAACTGGAACCGCCAGTGTATCCATAATATTAGAATAGATATAACATTTCATAGCGTTAAGGAGGAACCATGGCGCGGTTATTATATTCTGATGGAATTTCGGAATTAAAACAACTTGACATATCAAACCAAATTGATGGAAACACTTCCACATTCACAACTACCGAATCGATTGAACAATCATCAATACGTGTATACTATAACGGAATCAGACAAAGTCCAAATGACATATCATTCAATTCATCAACATCGTTTAATCTTTCATTCACGCCACAAATCGGTGATTTTCTATTTATTGATTATGTGGTTGGATAATCTTTTTTCTTTCCCTCAAAAATAGGAGTCTTAAATGGCTGTTCAAATTACCGGATCGCAAATTAAAAATAGCGAAATCGGAACATCAAAATTACAAGATAATTGTGTTACATCGCAAAAAATTCTTGATTCAAATATAACATCGGCAAAAATTGCATCAAGTGCGATTACATCGGCAAAAATCGCAAATGGCGCCATCGATGCAGCGGCAAAATTGGCGGATAATGTTGTCACATCGGCAAAAATTGATTTGACTGGAACATTCAATTTTGGGCCGGGTACCTTACAAGCGGGTAACCCATCAAACGCTTCTGATGTTGCTACAAAAAATTATGTTGATTCTGCGGTTTCATCGGATATATATTGGAAAGAACCATGCCGTGTTGCTTCCACGGCTAATATCAACCTTTCAAGCGCACCGGCTGCCATTGATGGCGTCACACTCGCAAACAACGATCGTGTATTGGTTAAAGATCAGTCTACGGCATCACAAAACGGTGTTTATGTTTTTGCTTCCGCTTCTAGTGCTATGACAAGAGCCACCGATGCTGACAGCGCCGCGGAAATCAACGGTGCGGCTGTATTCATCAAAGAAGGTTCGACAAGTGCGGATCAAGGTTTTAATATGAATGCCGAGGTTGTGAATTTTGGCACCGATGCAATTACATGGGTACAATTCACCGGGTTGGGCCAAATAACAGCTGGAAATGGATTAACCAAAACAGGAAATCAATTGGATGTTGCTGTTGGAAATGGTATCCAAATATCAAGTGATGCCGTGGCATTTCGCGCCGGTGCCGCTTTGGATTTTGCCGGTGGTGATGTTGATGTTCAAGTTGATGATTCATCCATCGAAATCAATGGATCCGGAAATCTTCAAGTTAAGGCAAACGGTATAACATCCGCCATGATCGGCACAAATCAAGTAACTGGAAGTGAAATAGCAGCGTTGGCCGTAGCCACGGCAAACCTAGCCGATTCAGCCGTGACATCCGCCAAATTAGGCGCTTCAAGTGTTTCAGCGGTTAAGATTGCTTCAAATGCGGTTACATCGGACAAAATCCAATCAAACGCGGTTACGGAAGCAAAAATAGCTACATCGGTTGCTGGTGATGGTTTATCCGGTGGTAATGGTTCACCATTGGCCGTTTCCGTTGATGATTCTGGTATTGAAATTGCATCGGATACATTACAATTGAAAAATCTTGGGGTTTCAACGGCAAAACTAGCCGATAATTCCGTGACATCGGCAAAAATTCTTAACGCAAATGTGACCGGTCCAAAATTAGCCGCAACCGTTGCCGGAAATGGTTTGATCCAAAATGGATCTGGAAATCTTGATATATCCGCCGGTGATGGATTGGAATTTTCCGGTGTTAATATCCAAGTTAAATTGGGCGCCGGTCTTGAAATTCAAGGCGGAGCGGTTGATATAGAAGTTGATGATTCTACTTTAGAAGTCAATGTAAGTAATAATGAATTGCAGGTTAAAAACCTTGGGATTACATCCGGAAAATTAGCAAATGCAAGTGTTCAAACCGCCAAAATTGGCGATGATCAAGTGACTTTTGCAAAGGTTGGATGGCGTATGTATCAACAACTTTCAACAATATCCGGTGGATCTACAACCACGATTGATTTGGCCCGCGCTTTAGATGCTAATGCTGTAAACGGTGTAATGGTTTATAAAAACGGTTTGGCTTTGTTAAATCAAACCGCTTTGAGCGGATCACCTGGAAACAGTGATGAATTTAGTGTTTCACCTGATGGTGGTGCTGGATCCGTGGCACGTTTGAGTTTTGGCGCTGCCTTGGCTGATTCGGATTCCATTTTGATTTGGTATTTGACATAATAAAAATTATTTCAAAATAGTAAAATTAAAACCATCCAATCATCGGATGGTTTTTTTTATTGGTGATGTATGCAAAAATTAAAAAAAGGATTTTGTTGGATCTTGTTAATGATCTTGTTTTTGTTGATTGTTAAATCATTGTGATATCGGTTGTTTTTTTATTGGTGTCAAATAAATCTTATTATATTGTAAAAAAATACTTGACACATCAAAAGATAATGGATAATATATTTATATAACCAATCAACAAAAGGAAAAAACAATGACTAACCAACAAAAAATTGAAATCGCTAACTGGATACAAGATCAAAACATAGCTGGATGTTACACTGATGGAAAAATCGAGTGTTTCAATTGGAATCAATTTGATCAAGTAGATTGTATTCTTACAGATATGGGATGTGAATTTGACTATCAAGAACACAATATTGGTGGCGAATTTTGGATCATCATAACAATCAAATAATAATCTAACTAACACCGGCGGTTGAAAAACCGCCACAATCTAATCAATCAACATTTCCAAAGGAGGAAATAACAATGACTACACAAAACATTGAAAAAAAATATATTCTCATTCACTTCTATAACGCCAATACAATCATCTTGATGAACAATGATTTCGCATTGGATTACATCATTACACATTCACACGAAATTGAATCAATGGAATATATTGATCTTGTTATTCCAACCGAATAACATTCCACCAAATCAAACAAATCAACCATCCAATCATCGGATGGTTTTTTTTGTGGATAAACCTGTGGATAACTTTTATAACCTGTGGATAAGTCTGTGGATAAACCTGTGGATAACTTTTATAACCTGTGGATAAGTCTGTGGATAAACCTGTGGATAACTTTTATAACCTGTGGATAACTATTCATCAATTGGATTTGATCCCATTGTATCTTCATTCAATTGGTTGTCTACCTCTTTCCATTGTCGTAGTAACTCACCATAAACACGGTCCTTTGAATAGCCCAAATTACGCGCGAAAACAATAGCTATAAATATACCCATCATAAAAATATTGGATGCCGGTTCACCCTGTTGATCAAGATCGTAGGCATACCACAATAATTTTTTTATATTCGCTTCCATAACTATTTCCGTTTTTTCGTGGTTTTCTTTTTCTTTTTTGGCATCGTTACGGATTGTTTTCTTGGTTTTCCTGGTTTTCCTGATTTTCCGATGGTGGATTTTTTATAAGATTTTTGCATGGTATACCTTCAATTGATGAAATCGCTTCCATCATTATATCACCAAATTCCAAATCCCAATATGAAGAAACTTCATGACAAAGTTTCCACAATCGTTTGGGCCGTGGATTGGATGGCGTATATTTCCAACGGCACAATGTCCCGTGATGATATCCAAGATCATGAAAATGTTTCCAACAACCTGACATATAAATATCAAAAAATTCTTTCATCCGTTCACAATTTCATCCATTGCTTCCAAAATAACATCGCGAAAATCCAATTTATATTTGGATGCTACGGCCCGACATACACAAATCAACAAATACATATCCGGATCATTGATTTTGTATTTCCATTTCCGGATGGTGTGACCGGCTACACCGCTACGTCTTGAAATGATATGTATTTTACCACTGAAATATTTATTATGAAACCTTTCCATCAATATTTGGTGGTTGGTTTGGATCCGGATTGTTTAAACCATGCTTGACGGATGGCATCACGATTTTGTTTGTAAAAATCCGGATCATTTAAACCACGGGATAAGATATCCTTTTGTGTCTCGGTATTATTTGATTGTACGGTTTTAGCGTTGGTTTTTGGCGGTGTTTTTGGTTGTGGTGTCTCTTTGGTAGTCTCCACATTTTCAACCGGTGTATTTTCCATTTTTGGCGGTTCATTGGTTTGGAAATGTGAACGAAGGAATGATGGCGCATTTTCCGGATTTTCTTTCAATCCCTTCATCCAATCACCAAATGATTCATCGGTGTTTGATCTTTGATATTGCCATTCTAACGCGTCACGAACATCCGCATCTTGTATACCTAATTCAGCAATTGCCGCATGTCGTTCATACTTCGTATTGGCGTTTGATAATTCTTCTTTCAAAGTGTATATTTGTTCAGTTAGATTATCAACCGTTTTTAATTTTTCACCGGCTTGAATCAAATGTTCGTTCATTTCTTCAACTTTGGTTTCCGCTTCGCGCGCTCGTTTGGCATATTTGGATATCTTCTCTTGAATCAATCCATCAACATTTTCTTTAGCGATGTATTCAACACCATCAATCATTTTGGTTTCCATGTTTCCTCCTTGGAATAGTTAAATTAAAAATAATGCCTTTTGACGTTGGATTTCACGGATTTTTTCCGCTGCTTCTTCTTCATTCAAATCTGGATATAATTCCATCATTGCATCAATAGGAGCGATTAAATTGGTGGCTAGTTTTTCCTTTATGTCGGCGCGTTGTTCTCTTTTTTCTTCCACCGATAAACCGATTCTAGCATAACGTATTTTATAACCGGATTCAGGCAAATTGTAACCCAAAAACCGATTGGCCATCATTGCAGCTAATGACAATGTCATTTGATCGCCACGTTCAAATGATGGTTTATATCTTGCTTGCGCTTCTCTCATCGATTCTTTTGATACGGCTATGGCGTAACCGGAACGTGGATCCCCTGAAAGTCTTTCGATATCACCGGGATTGATTCCAGCCATTTGGGCCACTTTTCGTTCATATTGTATAACCGCTTCTAATACCGATGATGGATCACCACCTGGTTGGAATTGTCCAATCATCGGTTGTCCAACATTATCAGGATCTTGGGTAAATACTAGAATAGAAGCGGGATCCGTGGAAATTGCGGCACGTTTGGCGGCGGTGTCCGTGTCTCTTATATTCAATCCTGCCAATTGTAAACCGGCAATGTACCGTTGAGGGAATCCCGTGTCACGCGTCAAATGCAGCCAGTAGGTATATAGAGCGGCGGCTGTGAGGGAACCATAAACAACCTCAGCATTTTCAAAACTATTAAATAATTTACCCGTGATTTCAGCATGATAAATCGAGTAGGGAATAACCGGTAAACCATCATCAAATCGGAATGGGTAATTATCACCATCCATTTCATTTTCCAAATATTCCGTGGTCCAATCCTCACCAAATCCGCCATCGTTTTTTATTTCCATTATTTTCATTTTTGGATTTTTCATATCACGTAGATCAAATACATCCGCGGTCCAAATCACCTCTTTGGATTCCGGATGGTGTCTTAACCTCAATTCATATAGGAATCGAAGATGGTTTGGATCACCGGATGATGATTCACAATAAATCAAATCAGGTGTTACGGGCCTGAATAACAATCCATTGGAATCACTGATATCAACCCGCATGAACATTTCACGACATCCAATCGTAAACATTTGGAATGATTGCATCATCGCCCAAAGACCTGATTTATAAATCAATCCATCATCGCCCAAAAATCCTTCCATTTCTTGACGTGATGCATCTACACCAATCATTGGTGGTTCATTATACAATGCCGATAATGATTTGGATGTGGCTTTGAATACATTGGATGACATATCACTAACGCCCCATGCTGCCCGTCGTTCTCTTGATACGTGGCGCGCTAATTCCGATTCCAAATCATCTTGCCATTGTCCCCTTAACATTCGAACACGTAGAGCGTTATGTTCCCAACGTTCATTGGTTTCCATAGAAGGAGCGGCGGGTTTTGGATTAAAATCTAACATCATAATAATTTCCTTTATCCTATTCTAAATGATCCGTGTATTGGTGTTTGATATTTGATATCTATGATTGGTACGACTGCATAACGCAAACTATCAAGCGCATGTTTGTGTTCACTTCTCGCATCCATACTACCACTTTTTTTCAATGTCCACCGACGAAAAGACCGAATCAACGTTTCACATCGTGGATGTACCGTAAAACGCTTTTTCATCATTCTATCATGTAATAACTGACATCCATAATAAACACTCCACCGTGGTTTGTGTGCGGTGTGAATTCTGAATGGCATGGTTCCCTGTGGATATTCCAACACATGTTCCAATGCACTTCTTAACATCGCATTTGACATTCTACCGCCATGTCTACCTCCCCGGTGTGCAATATCACCGGTCCATCGTGTAATCATGTTTGGTGTCAATCCATTACGTGATAACATCCGCAAAATTGCACGGGCATGTGTCTCAGCCATTGACCGTTCGTTTTGATTTCCACCGCTGTAATATTCATCAAGTACATATACATGTGGATTATCTGATTCTGTCATGTCGATGGCACATAAAATAACCGCTTGGGCACCGGGTAATGAACCGTGATCAATGCCAATTGAAAATCTATAATCACCATCATTTGGACATGGTTTATCTGATATCATTTCCTCGGAAAAACATTCAAACACCAATCCATCCGGCCGGCCGGCTTCCCAACTGCCTTCTAGACGGGCTTGACGGTCTAATGGTAGATATGTATCGGCTATGCGGTCAATATCGGATTGTTGTAGCAATGAACGACACCCCAATGGCGTTACGTTTTCCACTGTAAGCGCCGCCACAATATCTTGGATTTTTCCATCGTCCACCATTTGTTTCAAATATCCACAATCTTGGCCAATCGGCGTCATTGTCATGACCATCCTTCCACGTTTCCGAAGTAACCGAGCGGCTAATTCACCAAAGATTGAAACGGGCGGTGGTTCATCGATCCAAACCATGTCAACGGTTCCACTAGCTACACCCAATGTTCCTTGGTTGGTTGTTTTGATGCGCACCAAAGAACCATTTTTGAATGAAATAATCGGTGTTTTCCCTTTGAAACCTTTTCCAGGTACATACTCACAACCATCCGCCAATTCAGCCGGTGGAATCAAATCATATATTTTTCCTTGCACGGTTTTTGATTGTTCCCAGCTATGAACAATCACCCAAATTTCCTTGGGCCCATCCGGTATATTTTTGTATGGATGTCGATTCAATGCGTAAAAAATCATTTCTGCGGCGCCGGCTGCCGTTTTTCCCAATTGATTTCCAGCTCTAAATAGTGTTATCGGTGCTGTCGATTGTAAAAACGCCAATTGTGGTTTGGTAGGTGTGAACCATGCCAATGGATCCGCGGTTGTAACATCGCGCATTTTCAATAATGTTTTGGTAATACTGGCGATATTAATGTTCATTTTCCATATTCATTTTTTATATTTTGCGGAATGTCTTTTGAATCAATATTGATTTCATATCCTTGTTTGAGACATAGAACCATTGCGAATTTTTTATCTACATATACATAATGATATGATCCATCATTTAATTCTAATCTACACCAAATTTTTTTGTTTTCCATAAATCACCACGGGATATTGTACATTTCTTTTTGAATTTTTCTATATTCTTCTATATCGTCAAGTATACCACTTTTCATGATATACCGGCCTATGGTTTCACTACATTGGGGGACAATGGCATTTCCTAGGGCTTTAAATCTGTCCACCCGATTGGAAATCCCATCATCCATTCTACAAAGCGGGGATTCAATCGGTGTTGTGTTCCAATAGTTTCTTTTGTGTATCCTTCCATTTTCGCCGCTTCTATATTCAAACTGTTTTTTCTTTTCCACTGTGACATCGTGCAAGGATTGTTTTTCGCTTCGTTCGTGGATGGTGTTGGAAGGTTCACACCTTGTTCCATCATCAATTGGATTTGAATTCCAAGATCTATTGGAATATTCCCTTTTGTGTTGTATTTCTTTTGATATTTTTCGTTCCTCTTTTTCCACAATTCCAAATTTCTTAATTGTGTACATTTTAACGGGGTACGCAACAAAAAAGATCCTTTCTCTTTGATGCGGCGCGCCTTCATCCGATGCACGTACATCGATCCATTCCACATCATACCCGATTTTGGATAGCGATGAGATGACGATATCCATTCCTCGTTCTTTTTGAGTGATTGCTGTGACATTTTCAGCGATTGCGATTCGTGGTCGTACCATATTAATGATTCGTAACATTTCAAACCAAAGACCGGACCGCGCACCATTGGCGATTCCTTTTCGTTTTCCGGCTTGACTGATATCTTGACATGGGAAGCCTCCGCAAATAATGTCCACAATGTCAATTGTTCCATGTTTGATCTCCTTTATATCATCATAGATTGGAACATCCGTCCAATGTTTTTTCAATACCTTTTGGGCAAATGCGTTTTGTTCACACTGCCAAATGGTTTTTGAATTTGGAATTGCACGTTCCAAACCTAATTCAAAACCACCGATTCCGGAAAATAATGATCCAATTGTTATTTGTTTATTCATCATTTAACATATCCAACATATCATGAACAATTGGAAAAAATTTTTTATATTGATTACCAATAATATTATATGATACATGATCCATTGCTTCCTCATATGTCAAACCTAATTGAATAAATCCATCAATTAACAATTCATAATCATATAACCAAGATTGATATACCAAATGATATCCAACTATACATGAATCAAATATATCTTTTGGTTTAATATGCATTGTATTATCATTTATCATTTGTATTTAACCTGATAACGTTTCCACTTTCATGTGCTTCAATCACTTCTAATAATTCGTGTCTGATGATTGGTGGTAAATTGACAAATGCATCAATCAAAAGGCGTTTGTGTTCATCCATTGACATTTCGCGTAACTCATCGCCGGCCGCTTCAATGTATTCCAACATTTCATTGTGTACTTGTATTTGTAATTTGTGGAATGATGGAAGGGAATGAACAACACGCTCAACACGGGCCGTTTCAATATCGTTTGATATCTCCATCAATTTCATTCTACGAAAAAGAATTGGATCGTCCGGAATATTAGACGATGTTATTTGATTTGGATTGGAATTTTGAACATTGGATGTTTTTTCCAGGTCTTTCTTTTTTCCACTTTTGATTGTTCGCGAAATGGTGGATTTAGAAACACCATATTTTTTTGAAAGCGCATCCATCGAAATATCATTGGTTTGATATTCATGAAGGATTGCGATTTTTTCCGCTGGCGTTAATTGGCGTTTCATTTTAGTCATGCAACATCCCATATATTGTTCCATTTCATTATAACATACCGAGAGAAAATGTGGCGGTCAACAATA